GGGGGACTTTGCCCTCGATCCTTTAGAATCTCCAATTACATCCCCTTTCGCCATTCTTTCGTTCCATTTTCTCTTTTCTTCAGGCAATCTCACGCCCGCCCTGCTACCGATGAAATGTCCGGGTTAAGCCGCTCTTTGGTGATAATGCCGCAGCAACCCGCCCAACCGGGCCTCGCAATTGACGTCGCAGAGTTTGGGCGCCCCCGAGTCAAGCGGCGGCATCGTCACAACTCCAACCGTCCGGTTCCCAAGCCCCTGGTGAGGTCGAACGGTGTTGTAGTGGTCCTCGTATTCCCGAAGCAGGTATTCGAGGTGCCGTTCGCCGAAGGTCACAAAATGATCAAGACATTCATTTTGAACGCTTTGTACGAACCGTTCAGCGTAGGCATTCAGGTTGGGAGAAGCGTACGGGAGCCGTTTCACCTTGATTCCTTCGCTCTTGAAGATCTCGTCGAATTTCTCCGTAAATTTTGTGTCCCCGTCCTTGATCAAGTGGGTGGCGGCTTCACCTCGATCGGATAGCTCCATCACGAAGTTTCGGGCCTGTTGCTCCACCCAAGGCCCGTTCGGCTGGCAGGTCATCCCAGCGATCCGCACCCGCCGGGTGCCAACATGGATGAAGAAAAGCACGTAGTAGGTCACCTTTCCAAACCCGGTCCAGACGTCTTTGGTGAAAAAATCGCACGCCCATAACGTGTCCATATGCCGCCTGATGAAGCGCTCCCAATCGCCTTTCGTTCCGTTGGGGCTCGGATGGAACCCGTTCTTGATCAGCACCTTCTTGATCGTGTTGGCCGCTACAGTGATCCCGAGCTTCTTGAGTTCGCCTTGGATGCGGGCGTAGCCCCAGCCCGTCTCCCGGGCAAACCGTAGGATCAGTTCCTCGACGTTTCTGGGAACTGGCGGGCGACCCGGGGGCCGGGTTGATCTCTTACCGGCGGGTTTCACTCCCTCCCGAACCCACCGAAGGAACGTCTTGTAATGGACGATTGAGAGCAGTTCCTGGATCGCATTCCCCAGGGGCGCGCCCAACCGCACCAGAAGCGCTCTTTCGGCGGGCGTGGTCTGGACCTGCTTCCCCACCCGGGACCGGAGGATTGCGTTCTCCGCTTTCAGGTAGGCGATCTGCCGCAACAGGATCGACTGGGTCATGTGGACGAGGAACACGAGAAGCGGGTGCTGGCGGGCGGTGGGCATTGGCGGAAAATTGGGGCAAAGAGGTTGGCCAAGCTGGCGATTTTCGGATATCGGAAATTCCACCCTCGAAAAAACGGATTTACAGAGAAAACGGCGGGCTGGAACAAGGTTTTTGCATAGGGCTCAAATCACCCCGAAAGCCCCGGTTCGGGCTGCAGCGAAGGAGTTTGCGGGTGGGCAAATCGGTGAGAGCCCGGGCGGATTGATCCAGCCAGGCGGACGGGGAACAGGGGTGACAGAGCGGTCAGACCTGAGGCGGGCGACAAAGGCCTGATGTCTCCGGAAAGCGGGCGCGTTCAAATCGCCCGAGAACACCTCCCTCCTGTTAACCCGAGAGCGAAGTTCGCACTTCCGACAACATGGTGAAGGCCCACCATGTTTTTCTCGAACTTCGATTAGATTGTCAGAATCAGGCACTTACGAAAGGCCGACTCTCTGTTTGAATTTCGTGGAGAGTCGTGCATGGGGAGTTCATGCCGAGCCGTTTGGCGGTGAAGCGGGCCGCTCGGTCGAAGGCAGCAGCGGTCTCAGCATCGCTCAATTTCAGGTTTTCGCGAAGCGTCGCGAAAAATCCCCAGGCGTCGTTGCGGGTTTCGATTTTCTTGTCCGAGTCGGTGGCATTCATAGCTGCTTGCACGGTCGTGTCATTCGCTCCATTCGAGGAAACCATCGAGCTATCTATTTGAGTTTATCTGCGGTCTGATAGCAGGAGCAGGCACACATCCTGCATGGCGGCCCGACGCGGCGTTGACACCCTGTTGGGTGGCATGAGCTTCAAATCCGTTCAGTTGGTCGCCGGGATCATTCTGATTACCCTTGCCATTTTCCTTCTCGCCAGTTGTGGCACGATCTGGCGGGCTCAATACAGCAACCCGAAGTTCGGGGGCGCTGCGGTCGAGGTGGAACTTCCGGCAAAGACTGAGGGACTCGCCAAGTGAGCGTGGAATTGGGCGAAACGGTGGAAAGGCCGAAGGCAAAAGCCCTGGCCGACGGCATCGAAGTCTGGTGCTCCCATGAACGGCTACTGCCGGTGGAGGAACTAAAGCCCAATCCGCGCAACCCAAACCGGCATCCCGACGGTCAGATCGAACTGCTGGCGAAGAACATCCGTTATTTCGGCTGGCGTCACTGCATTACCGTATCAAGCCGCTCGGGCTTCATCGTGGCGGGCCACGGACGACTCATTGCCGCCCAGAAGCTCAATGCCCGGATCGTTCCCGTTGAATTCCAGGATTTCGCCAACGAGGACGAAGAATTGGCCGTTTTACTGGCCGATAACCGCTTGGCCGAAATCGCCGAAACCGACGAGGAAGGGCTGAAGGCGCTGCTCAAGGAGCTCGATGGCAAGGTCGACCTCAACCTGACGGGGTTCGACGAGGACTCGCTTGATGATCTTCTCGAACGCCTCGACACTACGGAGGACAATAGCAACACCGTCGCTCCCCCACCCGTCACCCCGATCACCAAGCCGGGCGACCTTTACGAACTGGGGCAGCACCGGCTTCTGTGCGGCGATTCAACCAATATCGAAAACGTGCGCCGGGTGATGAACGGCGAGCGGGCCATTTTGTTTGCCACCGATCCTCCCTACCTCGTTGGCTACGACGGCACGAACCATCCAGGCAGTCGCCCCACGACAAACACAGACTGGTCTGAAACCTACGGGGCCACCTGGGATGAGGCAGACGACGCCCGAAACTGCGACCTTTACGATCGGTTCATCAAGACAGCCATCGAAGCCGCAATCGAACCAAATGCTGCCTGGTATTGCTGGCACGCCAGCCGCCGCCAGCGGATGGTGGAGGATGCGTGGGAAAAGAACGGGGCCTTCGTCCACCAGCAGATCATCTGGGCGAAGCCGAACCGCCCGATCCTGACGCGCTCCTGGTACCTCTGGGCGCATGAGCCGTGCTTTTTTGGTTGGATCAAAGGACAGAAGCCGCCGAGGGAAAGCCCCGATTACGAACGGAGTGTCTGGGAGCTCGAGGGCTTGAACAACGACGAACGACCCGACCATCCCACGCCCAAACCCCTGGAATGCTTCGCCATCGCGATGCGCCAGCACACGAAAAAGGGCGGACTTTGCTTTGAACCGTTTTCCGGCAGCGGTAGCCAGTTGATTGCCGGAGAGCAACTTGGACGCCGTGTCTATGGGTTGGAAATCTCTCCGGCCTACTGCGACGTGATCGTTCGGAGATGGTGGGCGCTCGGCGAAGGCCGCCGCGTGATTCGCAACGGTGAGGACGTCACGAAACTCTTTTCCGACCCCTCGGCGGTTGACTTGGAGCCTGTGCCATGACCACGAATTCCAATTCAGATGCCTCCGATTTGGAAGCATTCATCGATGCACAGGGCCTTTGCTTTTTCAAAGGGCGCGAATTCACCTCCTATTGGAGCCGCGTGCGTGACGGCGCGCAGAACTCCGTTCCTTCGCGCAATCTCTGGCCGAACATCGTGCCCACATTGAAGGTGCTGGATAAGCTTCGGGAAGAAATGGGCGCTCCCATTCGGTTGATCTCCACCTATCGCAACCTCGCCTACAACCGCGCGGTCGGCGGCGAGAGCCAGTCTTTCCACATGCAGTTCAAGGCCATCGACTTCGAGTGCGATAAAGGCACCCCTGAACAGTGGGCCGATGCTTTGAAGCTGATGCGGAAGAAGGGCGTCTTCTCCGGTGGGATTGGAGTCTATCCTCGAAGCGGTTTCGTTCACGTCGATACGCGCGGCTACACCGCAGACTGGAGAGGGTAAACAATGGCGCAGGGGCTATTCGTCATCGGATTTACCATCGCTGAAGTTCTCCAGATCCAGGCAAAGGCCAAGGAGATGCTGATGGAGGGCAAAACCATTATGGCCTGGAGCGACAGCGGTTCTTCGGTCGGCAAGCAGTTTTCCATGCCGGTGAAGGAAGTGCTGGAGGAATGCTCATGCGCCCTGCGTGTGCTTAATCCCGCCACGTATGGCCCAAGCCGCCGGGTCAGCCAGTCAACGGTCTCGCCGTATTTGCCAAAATGAACCGGTTTCTCAAACTGGCCTCCCGATTTTTGTCCTTCGGGTGGTTCAGTCCTTATGAATCGGCCAACTGGTCGCCGCGCCGGGGGCGTGTTCCTGGCGCGATGCCTGGGGACGCGAAACGCGATCTCACCCCCGGCATCCGCAATGAACTTGTCCGCCGGTCACGTTACCTCAACAAAAACTCCGGGTTCGTGCGGGAGTTGGTCGGCAATATGGCGATCTATTCGACTGGTGACGGGATCAGACCACAGGCACAATCGCCCAACCCGGCCTGGAATCGGATTGCCGAGGAATACTTCGCCAACTGGGCTGCCCGGTGCGAGGTGACCGGGCGATTCTCGTTTGAAGAATGCCAGGCGCTTGTCTGCCGCGGGGTAGATATTGATGGGGAATACTTCATTCACAAGACCCGCGACAGGGAGCGCCGCCCGGTCATCCAGCTTATTGAATCCCATCGCATCGGAGATGCAGCGGGCGGAACGGAAACGGTAGACGGGATTGGGTTGGATGCCATCGGAGCACCCGCGTTTTATCGGTTGATTCTCGACGATGCAACATTCAGGGACTTGCCTGCGGCAAGCATCCTTCACGTTTTTGAACCGGAATCGGCCAGCGCCGTTCGCAACTCCCCCACCCTCCAGCACTCGATCAACCACGTTCTGGATGAGATGGAGCTTCTCGCGCTTGAGAAGCACGCAGTCAAAGATAATGCCGACGTGGCCCGTATCCTGAAAACAGAGCGCGGAGACCTCGGGGAAGAATCGGGTGATTTCTCCCTTGGCCGGGAACCAATGAGCAGCGATAGCAGCGACCCCGGACTGCTTCAACGGATCATCGGGGGGAAACTTGTGGCGCTCAAACCCAATGAATCGCTCGATAGCTTCCAGTCCAACCGCCCAAGTCCGACCTTCACCGGATTTCTCGAGCACCTCCGGCGCGATGGGGCATTGGGAATGCTGCCGTTCGAGTTCGCTGCCGATTCTTCGAAGATTGGCGGCGCCGGCGTTCGGCTCGTTGTAGCCAAGGCAGACCGGCGCTTCTCCTTCCGGCAGCGAGTGTTGGTCCAGCGGTTTCTATTGCCGACTTGGGCCTACGTCATTAGCGACGCGATTGCCCAAGGCGACCTGCCCGCGCAAGTCGGCTGGCAGAAAGTCCGCTGGCAGCGTCCTAAGCGCGTTACCGTCGATGCTGGACGGGAGGCACAGCAAAACCGGGCCGACGTGGAAGCGGGACTCAAGACCCTTTCCGAGTCCTACGCCGAGCTCGGGCTTGATTTTGAGGAACAGGCGGAAATTCGCGCTCAAGATGCCCGCCTCCTGATCGATCTGGCGGAAAAATACAATGTGCCGCTGGAGTTGCTCTACCGGCCGATCACCGGCGCGATAAGCGTCAGCCCCGACGAATCCACAGATCCAGCCCGCCCTTCCGTGGTGCAGGCCGATTGACACCTGCCCGGAGCGTGAATGTGGATCGTCCCCCCTTCGTTGGAATCTCACTTTGTTCCGGAGTCGGTATGCTTGATGAAGCCATCAGGCTCGCTTTCCCCGGAGCCCGCACTGCGTGTTACGTTGAATGGGAAAGTTACGCTCAAGCCTGCCTCTTGGCGCGGATGGAAGAGAAGAGCCTGGAGCCAGCGCCTGTTTGGAGCGATTCGCTCGAGTCCTTCCCTGCCGAGCAGTTTGCTGGGCGAGTTGATTGGATCAGCGCTGGATTTCCCTGCCAGCCGCACAGCCTGGCCGGATGCCGAAAGGGCGTCGAGGATGAACGCTGGATCTGGGAAGCGATCGCCGAGATTATTCACCGTGTTGGACCGCGATTCGTGTTTCTCGAAAACGTCCGGGGACTCCTTTCTTCGTCCGCTGGCACCGCCTTCGGAAGAGTTCTGCGGGACCTGGCCCAGATCGGGTTCGATGTTGAATGGACGGTGCTTCGAGCTTCCGATGTGGGCGCCGCCCATCAGCGCGCCAGATTGTTCATTATGGCCCACCGCCCGGGCGAACGACTCGGAGAAGCGCGGCCTAGTCACCCCGAACAATCGTGCAGGGCTAGTCGGGGCGGCACAGTTTTGGCCGACGGAGAAAGCGACGGACGGAACCAAGGGCGGCCCGAACCAGGCCGGATCGAGCGGCGATCTGATGCTCCCGAGCATGGCGGCAAAATGGCAGACCCCAGCGGCGGATTCCTTCCGCAGCCGGGGCGGAGATCGCAAAGACGAAATGGGGCTCGACCAGCAGGCGCGGCACTGGGCGACGCCAACGGCCAGCGCGAACAGCAATCGCACCACGCGGATTGCCCCAAGCCACGGCGAAACGCACGGGATGGTTCTTGCAGGGCAAGCGGCGGCATGGCCGACCCCGGCGGCGCGGGATGGGAAAGGTGCCAATTCCAGGGATCATGTAACCGGGAATGGCACCGGGCGGATGCATCTCGATCAGTTGCCGAACTTTGTGGCCCATGCCTTTTCGCACCCGGCCCCAATTCCGACCTGTGGCGAGAGGTTGTCGACACCGCCCCATACCTCACACCGGCGGTTGAATCCGGCTTTCGTCTGCTGGTTGATGGGATGGCCCTGGTGGTGGACGAGAACCGAGCCGATGCCCTTCGCTGCGCGGGAAGTGGAGTCATTTCGCTCCAGGCTGCGGCGGCATTTACGCACCTTTCTAGAAGAATAACCGAAAACGGGAACTTTCCTTTTGCACCTTGAAGTGCGACGCGCATGCAAAACAAAACCCTCTGGGTCTTAATACGGACTCAGTGATCGCGGTCAGGCTGAGAAGCCGGGGTGGCTGCACTTCCTTCCCCCTTTGTTGACATCGGTTCACCAGCGTGACGCTGGCTGAAACTCTCTTTTCATATCACCCCTGGCTCATCGCGCCCGAGGCGCATGCGGCAATGATCGCTGCCGGGCGAACTCTCTTTGATTCGCCCAATTCTCCCTTCGACTCGGGAGATGAAGATGAATTGGACGTGCCGCCGCTCCTGACGGCTAAAGACGGTGTTGGGATCATCGCCATCCATGGGCCGATGATGCGCAATCCCGATCTGCTTTGCAGAGTGCTATTCGGGGCGACGGATATCGAGGAGGTCATCAGAGCCGTCAATACCGCTGCGGAGTGGCCGGATGTTCAGGCGGTTCTTCTGGATGTCGATTCTCCCGGAGGAAGCGTCAGCGGCACCCCGGAACTCGCCCAGGCGGTGGCCGATCTCTGCAAGGCCAAATACACCTATGCTTTCTCCGGCGGCCAGATGTGCAGCGCCGCTTACTGGGTCGCTTCGCAGTGTGACGCGATCTACGCCACTCCCAGCGCGCGGATCGGTTCCATCGGAGTCATCCTTCCTGTCGTCGATAGCTCGCAGGCTTACAAGCAGGCCGGGTTGCAGGTGGAGGTATTTGCTGCTGGAAAATTCAAGAGTACCGGGACACCCGGCGTTTCACTCACGGATGAGCAGCGCGCCTGGCTTCAGGCTGATGTTGAAGAGATTGCCGCAGACTTTCATGCAGCGGTATTGGCTCGCGGCAGAAAAATTCCAGCGGAGGCAATGGAGGGACAGACGTTCTCCGCCCGAAAGGCGATGCGTTTCAATCTTTCGGGGATGGTGAGAAGCCGGGAGGAGGCCCTGCAAACGCTTCGCCGTCGACATGTAGCTCCTCGCGCCGCGCCCGCGAGTTGACACCGCGTGGGAAGCATCATGCTGACTGTCGACGAACAACTCGAAGAGGCACTCGCAAACCTGCGGTCGCTCGAAGCCGACGCTTCCGCGCGCGAGACGCTCTTAAGCGAAGCCGCCACGAAAACCGAAGCTCTCACCGCTCAGGTCGCGGAACTCCAGGCCCAACGCGAAAGGCTCGACGCCGACCTGGCTTCCGTCCGCCAGAACCTCGTCACGCTAACCAAGCGCAACGAGGAACTCGAGGCCGCCGAAAAGGATATCGAAAAGCGGGCCGCCAAACGGGCTGCGGAGATCGTCGCGTCCACCGGCACCACTGCTCCCGCCCCGGTCACTCCGAAGGCCGATCACCAGACGGAAGACCTCGTCTCCCGCTTCAAAGCAATCACCGACCCCAAAGAACAGACGCTCTTCTGGCGGTCGCTCTCCCCACAGCAGCAGGCGCTCATCCTGAGCAACACCGCAACCGCTCACTGACCTTTCCCCCATGGCTAACACCCTTACCAATGTAAAAGACATCAAGGTTGCGCAGAGCGCCCTCCAGCCGTTCATGGCGGCCCTGACGCCGCTTCGGGCATTCTCGACCAACTTCTCCCCCGAGCCCGCAGATAAACTCGACACAGTTCGTGTTCCAGTTGTTGGCGCCCCGGCACAGTCGAGTGACTTCGCAGGAAACTACACTGCATCGGCGGATTCGACTGTTGCGGTTGTTCCCGTGCAGCTGAACCGGCACAAATACAAAACCATTCACGTCACAGCCCGCGAGGCGACGGAAACGGCGCTCAATGTCCTGGAAACCCTTGTTTCCAGCGCAGTCAAGCAGCTCGCGCAGGATGTCCTCCAGGATATCTTCAGCGAGATTACGGCTGCCAACTATGGCGCTCCAGCGATTCCCGCTCTCGCAGCTTCGGCGTTTGATTACAAGAAGATTCTGGCCGTTCGCGAGGCGTGCAGCATCGCCAAGATGCCGGTGAGCGATCGTGCGCTGGTGCTCGACGGCGCATATTTCACTAGCCTGCTCGGCGATGAGATTGTGGCGAAGAGCTTCATGGCCCCTATCGCGCAGCCCGGCGTGGTCGAGGCTCAGATTCGCCGCCTTGCTGGATTCGACATCTACGAGACGGTGATTTTGCCCGAGAATGGCGAGAAGTTGGCAGGTTTCGCAGCACACCCGAGCGGCCTTGCGGTGGCAATGCGCTACCTCCAGCCCGTTGCCCACTACGAAGAAGCAGGCGCGGTGACCGATCCGGAAACCGGTCTGACGTTCGGTTACCTCCGCTACACGGAAACCCAGAGCAACCGAATCTTTGTTACCGTAGAATGCCTTTACGGGTTCAAAGCGGCGATTCCGGACGGGATCAAGCGGATTACTCGTCCGGCTGGACCGTAAAACTACGATTTGCAGTTTGAGTTCGGCCAGAGCCCTCGCGTTGGAAACGGCGCGAGGGCTTTTCACTTTCTTTATCGAAAATCACCCAGAGAAAGATAAAGATCGTTCATTGAAAATCAAAATCATATGCGCAAGCTTACACCTTGGACTCGCCTGTATCGCCGTTTGGAGCCACTGACCGACGAGCTTCATCGCGCAACGCCTTGGCGTGTTGAACCTCCCGAAACTGTGGATGTCTGGCTTCGTAGTCTGACTTGGATGGAATTGAATATATGCGATTGTGCCTGCCGAACGCTGTGTGAAGATCCGCCAAGGTTGCCTCATATTCCAATGTCACTCACTGCGGCCGTTGAGGGGTCGCCAGACGACGCTAAATGGCAGGAACAACTGGCGCGGCAGGTAATGCATCGGTTGCTATTTGCAATCGATCTCTGTCGCCGCATGCCGATTGCGTATCGCCGCGAGCGAATAATGACGGGGGAATTTGTGCGGGATTCTGCCGAGGTATTGATTTCGGGTTGGCGCTCCGGAGCGGCTTTGTATTGGGCTATGCATTTCGGACCGCTTTACTGCGAGAGCGGTTCTTAACATGACCGCTTCTCTGCACATGCGTCTTTAGCTTATCGCAGACGACCGAACGGCTCCATTCTTGAGGCATGATTTGACATGCCCCTTTGGGCATGTCGCTCAAAGATGAAAAGGCGGAAGACCTTGCCAAAATCCTTCACACTATTGGCGAAACCGTCACCTGGAACAGTCGATCTTTCCGGGCATTGGTGTCCGAACCAGCCATCGGCGAGGAACTGAACCTCGGCGGTTTCACGGGCACCGGCGATTTCACCGTCAAAATTCCGATCGCTGATTTCAATGGCGGCCCACGACCCAAGTTAGGCGATGTGATTGGTTTCGATGGGGATCGTTTCCGCATCACCCGCGTCACCAACCATCCGCGGTATCCCATGCTCGTGCTGGTGGTTTCTCCAAGGGACTAAAGCCATGCTCGACCACGCACTTGAGCGCGCTTTCTGCGCCGCTTTGCAAGCTGCGCCGGAGCTTTCCGATTTGCACTTTTTCATCGGGCAAACCGATGAGGTTCACGAACTTCCGGCAATTACCGTTACCTCGAAGTCTGAATCGCTTGCGGGTTCGTCAACGGTGTTCCGGTCTGAGACCGAGATCGCTCTTGAATGTCATGCCCATGACGCCCCTTCGGGAACCCATACGGTCATTCTGGGTTATCTTCAAAAGGTACTGGCAGATAAATCCCTGCTGCTCGCATATGCGAATACGGTTGGAGATGTCTATATTTTCGGCTATTCCTTCTCAACCAGCCAACCGGAAGCGATTGATGGGAAATTCCGCACTGTTCTACTGTTAAAGGCGGGCTACAAGGTGCTCACGCATTGACACGCAACGTGAGGTATCCATGCCCGCCAACGACGTTAAATTTGGAATCACTCGGCACGAAGGAACGCTCATTGACAGCGTTGAAACAACCCGATCCGTGCAGGTCAAGGAACTTGCCGGGAGCGACGGCGAAATTGCCCGTGCCCATCCCTACAAGTCGATGATGGAGGGCTCAGTCAAAGGTCACGGGACACTCTCTGTCGTGCCAGGCGTGGGCGATCCGGGCGTGTCGGGCGTCACGGGTGGCGTGACCATCATCACGGAGCTTAAAGAATCCGAGTCGAACGAGGATTTCGACGGATGGGAATACAGCTTCAAAAATTACCCTAACGCCCAGGCGGTCTGATTATGGAACGTGGAGACAAGCTGATTATTCTGCGGGAGGTGGACGTTGATCCCGTTACGTCACGCACAACGCAACTGATTGCCGCGCTCGCGGCGGTTGGAATTCCACTCGATAGCGATTGCCCCTATCTCGAAACGCGCGAGTTAATCGACGGACGAGAACAGAGGGTCGTCACCTGGACGATCAAGCCGGAAAGCGCCTGTGAGCGATTCATCACGCAAGCGATGATCCGCGCATGGAATGAGACGGATTTTGTTCAGCATAATCCCGAGCACCCGCTCTCCTATATCAAAGCCGCTTTTCAGAACCACGCTCGCGTTCTGGAGTCCATCATTTCCCAGGCTCCTTTGGCTTTGATCCGCAAAGGCAAACGGATGGCGCTAATTCCCTTCGACGCCACTCCCGAACGCCGCAAAGAACTTCTTGAGGGACTTGAGAAATGACCTCCAACGAACGAACCGAAAAGCAGATCGACGTTTTCATTGAACCCGCTCCCCAGGCTGGCATGCTCAAGCTGCGGCCTTTCAGCGCCGGTACATTAACCCTTTGCCGGAAGCTAAAACTCTCGATGATTCTCGGGAGCGCCGAGGATAAGGCGGCGCTTTCCGATGAAGAAAAACAACGGCAGCTTACCACCTTTCTCTTCATCCAAGCGGCTCCTATTGAAACGGTCAAGAAAGCGGCCAAACTCGCCAGGGAAAACATCACGGCCTTTGAGGAAGAATACCTTCTCGATTTCGAATTAAATCTCCCGGTCAATGCAATGACCCAAGCGATAGAGCATCTCGCGGCAGGGATTGAGCAGGTCGGCAACGCCCAATTTGAAACGCTCCCCCGCGAAGATGCAGGCGGCGGACGCTCGAAGCAAGCGCCCCCAAACGGCTGACGCCAGCCTGGCTCGCGCTCTTTGTTTTCCAACTGGCGCGGGAAACAGGCTGGCACCGGGACTTCATTCTTTGGGAACTCCCCCTCGCGGAACTGCTTCTTTACCAGCAGGCCGCGATCTTCGTGGAAGGCCGCCATTGGATTGTTACTCCATCCCTTCCGGCAGCCGCTCAATGGGAAACGCTTTTTTCCAACTGGAAAGGTGAACCGTGATTAAGTTCAAGTTCGATATGTCCCGGCTGGAGAAGGCCATTCGCGAGCTGCGTCCCTTGGTCAATAAAACAAAGGCCGACCTCGTTGAACAGGCCGCGAAGGGTTTTGTAAAGACGGTGGTGGCGGTCACTCCTCCGGCGTCGAAAGGCGTTTCTGGCCCCAAGGCCAGAGCCCAGGGCCAAGCAGCAATCAAGGGCGACCTTGCCAAGATTATGATAGCGGCCCGCAAGCGTGATCTCGACACCCGTTCGGGCGCGGCATCGCCAGAAGAACTCCACCGCCGGTTTCGCGATAAACACACCGGGCGGATTAATTCCAGAGGGCTGCGGCAGCCGTACCGTGTTCCGAAAGCCGCCTTAGCGGAACTTCAGCGCCGACTCCTTGCCCAAATTGGTTGGCTCGCCGCAGGCTGGAACCGGGCGGCCCTAAAGCTCGGTGTCCGCTTGCCTCCCTGGGTAAGCCGCCACGGAGCAGGCCAAGGCTCAATCGATGTTACCCGGACGGGTTCAAAATTCCGTATTACGGTCGCAAACGAGGTTCGCTTTGTGGGCAATGTGAAAGGTTTTGCGAGCCGAATTCAACGCGCGATCAACTATCAAGCAAACGCCATGCGGCGGCAGGCGGAATATCTAATGAAAAAGACCATCCGCAAGACGGGATGGAAAGGATGAATACAAACCGCTGTTCTCGACCGATCATTCGAGAGGTTTGTCATTTCCGTCCTCCTCTTTGAAGATTCGCGCAATATCTTCATCGGATAGGTAATGGGTGTCGTACGATTCAATGGCAGCAATCTTTGCTACAGGAAAAATCACCCGCTCCCCGTCCTCGTCAGTAAATCCAATAAAATGCTGGCTCGATTCCTCCATTGCAGCCTGGATTGCAAGCCATTCTTGATAGTCTACCTGATGGTAGACATCGATGCTCTGTTCGCCGCTCGCCCATATTCTCAAAATCATAGGGTCTTCAGATTCCTCACGTTCCTCGATTAATTGCTTCCATTTCGCCTCCGATCTTTCGGGCGGTTTCTCGAAGGAAAGGCCACCCATATAGTCCAAAATGTTTATTTTCGTTATGGCCGAAGTATTGATATAGCACCCTAATCCATCCGCCAAGCCACAGCCATAAAATCGGCGTAGCTCTTTGTACGCCGCCTCTAATACGGAGGTCAACCGATGGTATTCATCTTCATCCACGTGGAAGATCAGATGTTCTTCAAACATCGCGAACGAAATCACTACCTCATAAAGGCGTGTCGTGGGTTTTTTAGTCTTTTTTGGCATATAATCTAGAGTGCCTTTTCTGGGCGATATCAATTGTGAATATCGAGGAAAAGAAATGCATTTACAAGATCTTTCTGCACAAGATGGAGTCCCGGATAAGACAGGGCCCCTGCGGTATTGCACGAACGATCTGTCGCCAGTTTGACATCGCAGCGGACATGAATGTCCGCATCCGCCAAAGCCGTATTTGAAGCCGACTCCGGCAAACTTGATGCCGCGTTGCTTCGTATCCAGGGCTCCATGCTTCGCCTCCAACAAGGCGTTGCCGGAGTCTTCGTGGCGTTCAAATCGCTCCAGGCAGCGGGAGCCGTCATAAGTAACCAGTTCCAACACGTAAAACAGGCGCTCGATCTCGGCGGTGACCTCAACGATCTCACCGCCCGCACGGGGATCGCCGTTGCTGATCTGGCAATTCTGCGACAGGAGTTCGCCAATGCCGGGAAAAGTGCAGAGGATGTCGGTCCCGCCATTGCGAAAATGCAGCGCTCCCTGGCTGATGGCAAGGGGGGCGACGTAATCCAGAAGATGGGAATTGATCTCGATTCCCTCAAGCGGCAGACCCCGACGGAGCAGTTCCACACTCTCGGCGCGGCGATTGCCAAGCTCGAGAATCCGCTGGATCGCGTTCGCGCAGCATCCGCCGTCTTCGGGAAATCGGGCGTTGAGCTTTTGAGTGTTTTCTCGGGCGGCAATTTTGGCGAGGCCGCCGAGCAGATCGGAAGTCAGGCTCAGATTCTCCAGCGGAACGCTGCACTATTCGATGACGTAGGGGACAAGCTCAACCTTGTCGGCCTCAAGGTGCAGGGATTCTTTGTAGGGGTGGCCAACAAGGTGGCCCCGGTTCTAAAACCGCTCCTCGATCGATTTGCGACGATGGATTTTGCCAAGTGGGGGCAACAAATCGGCGAAGTCGTTGCCTTCCTTATCCAGTCATTCGCTGACGGCAGCATTGGCGACATCCTGCTTCAGACCTTCATGATTGCTCTCGCGGAGGTCGGGAACTTCGCCCTTGGCGTGTTCACCTCCCTTGGAAAAGTGATCTGGCAACTTCTTGCCGAAGCAATGAAGAACGCCGTCTTCATGCTTCAGGTGGTGACGACCGCCGATTTCTGGAAGGGCCTTGGCAACGCGCTCCTTTCGTCGGCTCAGGCATTTGTGGCGATGATGCTCGACGGGGTAGCAAAGATTCTCGGGGCGCTTCGAAATGTTCCGGGGATTGGCGGAAAGATCGGCTCGGCTGCGGATCGTGTAAGGGATGAAGCCCGCTCGCTTCGAGTCCGGGCCGTCGAGAATAGCGAACAATCCGCGAACCAACTCTCGCCCATCTTTGACGCTTGGAAAGAGCGGATGAATGACGAGATCGCAAATGTCATCGGCGCGATGAAAAGCGGTTTCGGAGAGGGAATGAGCGTTTTTAACACCGACGCGATGAACACCGAGTTGGAGGGCATGATGTCCAAGGTGTTCGAGCGTGTGCAGAGCGTTTCCGAGAAATCGCTTGCGGAAGCGCCCGTTAAGCAGGTGAACGCCATCGGTGAGGAACTCCTCAACACCGGCAAAGACAAGGTTTCCCATCTTCAACGCATCGGCGGCGGCGGTCTTGCCGGAGTTGCCGATCCAGCGCGGGCTGAACAGAAGCGCACCAATACTCTCTTGGGGGACGTGCGCGGCCTGCTACGCGACATCAAAGGCAAGATCGATAAACCCCCGGCTCCCGCCGCTCCAGTCTTTGGTTAGTCATGGCCGCCGATCCTCTCCAGCTTTTGGGAATCAGCGGCGGCGTTGATCGCAACGGCGTCCTGAGCGTCGATGTGCCGATGTGGGTGGCGACCTTGCGCGAAGCATTGAGTGTTCGCCCCGACATTGATCTCGGCATTCCGCTTGTTTCCCGCTCCTTCAAGCAGAGCGAGGAAGGCGGCTACGAGGTGACGGTGCATTACGAGGGACTCAATGGCAAGGAACCCTCGGACGATCAAATCACCTTCGAGTTCGACATTTCGATGAGCGAAGATCCCATCGAGGCGCACCCGAACTTTGATTCGATTGCAGAGAAGTATGGATGGGATGAAGTGGAGCGGGCATTTCCGAAGTACCCGCCCGGACAAACCAGCGAAGGAAACGCCCTTGGCCGGAAATCCAAAGCCAAGAAAAATCCTCTATACGGAACGGAGAGCTTCCTCGCGGTCGGGGCTGTATTCCGAAAGACCTACGCCGTACGGGTGATTCCCGCAGGGTTGTTGCACGGGATCGGCGGCATCGTGAGCCGTCCCCCGGATATTGGGCAGTTCCGAATGCCTGCCACGGGAAGCAAACGCAACTGGCTCAAGCTGGCTCCAAAAATTCGCCGCCGTGGAAATTCGGTGGAGATCACGGAGGAATGGATGCTTTCCGGGCCGAACGGCTGGAACAAGGATATTTATTCCGCAGGGCAACTCGACGGGGCCGCCAACGGCAATACGGAGGGGCTGTAGATGGACTTGTCCCTTTTCGTTCGGCCCGGCCAGCGGATTACCGCCGCCCTTTGGAACAAGCTCGTGGCGGACTGCCGGGGAGCGCGAATCCTGGCGGGAGATGGCGTCTCCCTTCGTCAGACCCCGGATGGCACTTTGATCTCTTGTTCCATCTGGAAGCCGTGGAATCACCCATTCAAGGTTTCGATGAACGGCACCAGCGCGACAGTTTCTCGCGGGCTTATCAACGGCATCGAGCCGACCATCAAAGACATACCCATAGGGGGCACGGAAAAGGCGGCCCCGCCGAAGTTAGAGTTTAAGGAGCCAAAGCTGGATGAAGACGGTCGGGGATGGATCGCCGTGGAAATCCGCTGCGAGGAGGAAAAATGGACGATTGAATCCGCCATCATCGTCCAGGTGGATGATCTCGAAACCGATGATCCCGCCCGCTCGCGCCATCCCTTGGGAATGTTGCGAAAGCAAGCCTCGGGCGATCCCGCGCTTTTCCAGATCGAATATTTCAACCTTCAGCACCGGGCAGAGGTACGCGAGAGCGGCGCTGCCCGGCATTTCTTCTGGCCCGCATGATTCTTGCGCGTTCCTGGAACCAGCTTGTCTCCCGAGTTCGCGCAGCACGCCCGCTGTGCGGCTTGGGAGTTCGCGTCATCGACACGGCTTCGGGGGCGCTGCTTTCCGCCGATCCCTCGATTGGGTTTGAGCATCCTTGGAAACTTAGCGTCCGCTGGCAGGATGAGAGATGGTGCGTCTTCGTGCGGCCCGGATTTGTGAATGGGCGGGATGTGACAATATCAATGGAAAATGGCGAGGTTCCGCTCACAGAAGCCGCCCCCCCTATCTCAACCCGGCTTGGCGCAATCCTCTGGCGAGCGCCGGAATGACGGCAACGCTCTCGGGTGAATTGGTCACGCTCCCCGGAGAGGGGTATCCGCCTTTCTTCAAGCAGCTCGGCGTGCGTGATCCCGAGCGCGGCAGCCGGGAGGTCGCCCCCTTCGATCCGACGGCAAGCGAGCGCACCCGCGAGATACGAGCCTGTGACATTGTATTGACCACTCCCCGGATAGCCACCCGGACGGAACTCGAAATTTCCGACCCGCTGACCACCGGGCAGATGGTCACGGGGGCCGTGGCATTTGTGAATGATTACGCACGCAATGCACCGGCAAAGTATCGGTTGATCGCCGTCCCCAAATGGATACCAGCCCCCGAACCCACTGCGCTTGATCGGTTGCTTGGCCAGGATGTGGAACCGCAGACAGACGAAATAAAAGTTGCCACGCTTTGGATGGTTTCCCCGGCAGAACCGCCAGACGGGCAGGACGCAGTTCCAGACGGCACCTGGGTTGCCTATACGCAATATGACGTGTTTTGGAATCTCGCGCACGCGCCGCGAAATCCCCCTCCAACAAACCCAGCCGATCCGATTCGTGTGAACTTTGGTGGGATCGGTCTTGGGTACGCCGACCTGCTCGGAAACGCGATGCTGGCCCCGATCAATGATGCCTTTGCGGCTGCCGCCCGCTTTCTCGATGAAACCACCTTCAAAGGGGAGTTCTGGACGGTTTGAAGATGACATTGCGCTGCCCTTATGGGCCTCGATCCAAAAAATAATCGCATTGAGCGGGAGCGGGAGAAGGCGAAGGCAGAACACCCCCCGCCGCTCAATCCCCCATTTCCATTTAAGGTCGTTCCGTTCGATCCGTGGACATTCGGCCTCCAGCATGACCCGCCCCTCATTGACACGCCGCCAGAAGCGGCGCAATGAGCAAACTTCTTCTCTATACCGACCTTTCCCGTCACCAACTGGTGACGCGAGACGGCGGCACCTACATATTGCCGTCGTTGACGTTGGGGGATACTGCTCTCTTTGCGTTGCGGTTCCTCGACCGTGACGATGCGGGCGCACTGCGGGACCAGGAGCTTCACCTCCGCACGTTGCGTGCCTCAATCGGTCCCGTGCTCGCCGCCCCCGAAAGCGGCACGTTTTCGCTTCGCCTTGCTCCGGCTTATGAAACGACCCCACTTTCGGCTGATGCCAGCGCAGACGCTATCCGGGCGGCTATCCGTGCTTTACCGGAAACGTCCATTTATCCGCTGGCCGAGATTGCTCCCTCGGCGGACCGTGGCTGCTGGCTCCTTCGTTTCGACTATGGCAGCCCGGTCCCGCTTGAAGTTGCCACCAACCGGCTCACCCCTCGTTCCTTCGTCCGGGTCCGTGCGTTCGAATCGAACCATCGTTGGTGGCATGAGCTTCGGTTGATTGTCGCTCCGCTCGTTTTTACCGGGAGCCATGAACGAGTGTTGCCCGAAGCGCCGACTATCCGACGAATCCGCACCGGAGCGCCACGCATCGAGGGGAGTTCGATCAATACCAACGAAGTCCATGCGCTCAAGGTTCCGACCGACTTCCAAGGCACCTACTATCTCCAGTTTGACTATCGGAGTTCCCGGCTGATCGGGATCGACGACGGCCCGGAGGAAATTGCCTCCGCGCTCAATGCGATGTGGACGGATGGCAAAACGCGCTTTGTCGTCACCAATCCAGAGGAGAACCACGCCTACATTGAATTCGTTGGCCCCCTGGAGGCTTCGCCGCAGCCGCTAATTGGGGTCTCCGTGCATACCTTCCGGCAAGGCGATGTGACCTTCTCTCTTGACTTGAAGAACGCTGATCTGGCGGAAGCCCTTCGTTCTACTTCCACCGTTCAGCTTCCTTTCGAGGTGGAAGTTGAAGTGGTCGATAACGAAGCCGACCTCGCCGATCCCGCCGTGCCGGGGCGAATCGTGACGCTTTTCTCTGCGCTAGTGACGATTGTGCGCGAACAAATCTGGGAGGAGCTTGCCACCATTCCACAGATTGATTGGATGCGGCCACCGCAGCCGCGCGATTACATCCCGTGGACCCCCGATCAGATTATCACCGGGAGCCAGCATTACGTTGCCACCTTTGGGGACGGGATCGCGACTGAGTTCGTATTCGATCACAGCCTTGGAACGGACGCCCTACACGTAGCGATCCGCGAGAATACCGCCGGGGGCCTTCTGCTGAAGCCGGGAGTCGATTATTCGGTAGCGTTTACCACTCCGCAAAGCATCACCCTGACGCTCGCGGGAGAGCCGCCCGCGCTGAATGGCCTTGCGATTGTCATCACTAGCGCGGGGCCGATCTCGGCATTTCAGGCGCATCATCATACGATTCCCCAAGTAGACGGCTTGGAAGACGCGCTGAATGCGCTGGGGATGCGGGTCAGCGCGATTGAGGAATTGCTTCCCAAAACCAACCCTTCTGCCCGAAGCGGGACCGATACCGCGCAATCCCTCGAAATCGAAATCCCGGACAAGGCCGAACTATTCCCCGGAAAGTTTCCAGAGGATTTCGACGCAAGCGCGGCGGCAAAGGACGGCAAAAATCTTCCAAGGCCCGGCGGGCTGCTCCCTGCCATTCACGATGCCTCGGTGGAGCCGATCACGATCCCGCTCCCATCCCCAACAGCGAATCCCGGACAGGTCTATCGCAATGAAAGCGGATCGCCGCTTTTGGTTCCGGGCGGGTTAGGCAGACGTGGCAGCTATCTCGAAGCGAATGAATATGCAGGCAGCGATGGACGTGTCTGGTACCGGCTCGCCCGCGACGGCACCACAAACTCATTTTTCCCTACTGATTTTGAGCGTGAACTTTTCATGCTCCATATCAACGAGGAGATGCTACGGCCTGGCAGTACCTTTAGCTTGGAATTCAAGCTGGCGCTCTGCCTCTTCAACGCGATCACTCGGGCGCAATATCTTCTACGGATCGACGTTGGCGCGGCTCCAGGAC